TGATCTTGATGTCTGGTTTGCCGATCCGTCCTGAATACTCTCCCCATTCTGGATTGCAATGTGGACTATCCATTTTGACATTGTGCCCGATGTATTTGGCGAGATATCCCAAGTAATGCAAAACTCGAATCCCACCTGACCTATGCGTGTATGCTGGCGCTGATATAAGTATGTTCATGTGTACCTTATTTTATTGTGCTGCATGTTGTGTGGATCGGGAGCAAGAAACGCCATTTTTTCTTGATGTATTCTTCCGCTATTGAATAGTCTGGTGGTAAGGATACCAGAGTTGAATTGTGCTCACAGTATGCATCTATCACGTAATTCCACATCATATGTTGATTGGATTGTAAACAAATATCAGCGCCAAACAAATGATGGTTTGGGATATTCTCGTCAAAGGTTATTTTCTCGCATGTTGATTTTTTCATGACAAGTAATAGCTCGTCAAGGGTATCAACTATGCTTGGCTTCTTATCTTCTGACCTTAGCAGATTACCCCGATCTAATACGTTATATGAGTATATCGAGCCAAACCTACCGGCTACCCCTAAAACACCCCAATTATCATCCCCTAATTTATGGATTGAATATTCGAGATCCCCGAAGAATGATTCAGGCAAATAGACATCCTGATGAACAAATATGATGATATCCTCAGTGCACTTTTTGACAGCTTCGTTATAAGCCACGCACGGCTTTGTGTGTCCCATGACGATATGTAAATCATGCTCTTTGATGTTTGGTGACCTAAGCAAGTTATCTAATAGAGTTGTTGTGCTATTGCACGCGCAAACAATTGAAAAACGCATATTTAAAACTCACATACTAAAGAATATTTCAATTTTCCTCTTTTACAATCCCAATTATTGGGTGATGCCTTTGTGCAAAAATGACGTTGTTCACCGGGAAATTCAATTATTAAATCGTTCTCTGTTTTGAAAAGATATGTCCCTATATTGAGTGAAAATGTATTGTTGACACCAAAATACTTTGCGGCTCCCATTGCGCCTACTGTTCCGGCTGTACCGTCAAATCTCGTTTCAGATTCATACCGAGCACATGAACAATAATACGTTAATGACATGGCATTGGATGCCAAGAACAAACCAGCAATTAACATTAATTTTTTCATTTTAAACCCCTTTTATTGCCTTTAATATTGCCAGCACATGACAAATCTGTGTTGCGCCCTTTTCGGTTGTATGGAGTGTTACTACTTCAAACTTTGGCTTGATATCATACATAGCTCTATATGTATCATCTGAGTAATATGCGAATGAATTTTCGTTCCAGAAAGAATAGTGGGTAGGGTCTTGAAAAGCACCTCGCCCATCCGTTGATGGAGTGAACGAAGTAAATACCCCACCGGGTTTTAGAATACGCCAAATCTCTGTCATGATATGAATGCGTTTGTTGTTATCGATATGCTCCAAAAAATCAGATGCATTGATCTCATCGGCGATATTGTTACCGAGAGGGATAGGCTCGTTACAATTGCATACCAGATCGACGCCTTCAAGCTGTTGGCAATCGATCCCGAAATGACCCTCTTTCTTTCTTCTCCCACACCCTAAATCAATTTTCATCTTTTTTAATTCCCCAAAATTGCAAATCGACGCCATTGACTGCGAAGGCATATGCCGCAAAATGCTCATCGAAATCTAAAGCCTCTCTGATATCGGATTCAACCAAGTTTTTATAATAGTCGTTGGTATGCGGACTATGACCGGAATAATGCTCAGTTGTGCCATGCTCTTGAGATCCAAAGGAAGCACATGAGAATGCAAACAAGCCCCTTGGCATTAATAGCCTTAGTGAAATAGCGACAATTGATTCAAGGTATCGTCGGTCATGTTCAAAGGCGTTTGTGCTGATAATGGTACAAAACTGCTCTCTCTCATTATATCCATGTGGCTCGAAATCAGCGACATGTGAAACAACGTCAACATTCCTGCCCGGTCCGAGATCGAGCCCAACATATTCGCAATTTTCAAATAGGTAGTTGTTTGTCCCGTTTATATCTTGAGATCCCACTTCAAGAACCAATGTATCTTTGAAATATCTTGGTAGGGTTCTCTTAAGGCTCTCCATAAAATCTCTGGATGTTTGATGCATAATTTTTCCTTCACCATTCTATAATTGGCAAACTTTGGCAACGGCAGTTGAAATCCATTCCACTATGAGCGCGACGCCCTGTCTTTGGATCTACTATTGGCGGGTTATCCCAATCTATTGTTTCACCGTCTAACTCTGCATGGCTCTCTCTCACTTTGTGATCACCTACTGTTTTCCATTTATACTTGTCAATGCCATATTGCTGATATTGAGATTTTTTAAATGTCGTAACCAATAGCGCAGTTTCTTGTCGTGCGATGAATTTACATCTTTGATGACTTATTCCAAGCCTCTTTTGAATCGCGTTTCTGAGATCCACCCTTGAGCTCCCAGCAAGTATCATCTCGCTTATGTCAGCCCGTAGTTTCTCAACAATTTCCTGTTCAAAATCTTCCATTACTATCTTTGTTTGGTCTTCGAATTCATGCGATAACTTCCTGCGTATCGGGAGCTCGATAGTGGTCAAATAGTCCTTGCTGATCTGTTCAAGCCCTTCCACACTGAGTTGTGGAGCAACACCAAGGTTCTTGCGAATGATCGCTTTAAATTCCTTTGATACCCGGTCCATATTCTTTACACCCATGCTTTGGATCGACATGTTTTTGACAAACGAGGATGTCTTACCGACCATGGTATCGAGTTTTTTTGTCAGGGATTCACTGAGAGCCTTCATTGCTTTGACATTGTAATCAACTGCTCGCTTCAAAACGAAAGGCATTTTGTGCTCAGGAAGATGCCAGTTACCACGCTCAAATTTTCCACCCAAGCCCTTTATCTCTTTTGAGATTGATGCTGATATCTGACCACTGAATTTACCGTCTTTGTATTGGATCTTACCATCTTTGAGGTATCGCTCTAATAGCGTGTCTTTGGCATTATCAATCCTCTCTTTGTTGACATCCACTAGCAGAGGATAAAATACCGACTGATATAAAATCATTGAAAGATAACCGGCCAGTTCTGCGTGCCATGCGTCTTTGTAGATGATCGGCTGGAGTATTTTCTTTGGCATTACACCGTCCCTTTTGCTGAACCTGCCGACGCTGTGGTTTGCTCCATTTGATCGATCCCCATGGCTTTGAGATCCTCAAGTGAGATAGCCTCGCTTTCTTCGAGATCGATTGCAAAAATCTTTTCAGTGTTGATGAGCTCAACGGCTTTCTCACTTGTGCAAAGGCCGCTATTAACCGCTGTAGTGATTCTATTCAATGCATCGGTCTTCACCATAGATTCTTGCTGATTAGTCATGATACGAAGCGGGTGAAAATCAAAGGTGATGTTTTCCGGGATGTGTCCGAGCACCTTTTGACATGCTATATTGAGTATCTTAATTAGCCCTGATTTGCATTTCGATCTGATATCGCTTTCGACCATTGCATTGTAGTTTTCGATATCATCCTCACCGCTCGAAAAGCCTGCGGCACTAAGACCGAACAGCTTTGCCATGGGCATTCTGAGATCACATGCGAGCCCTATTCTGATCTGTGTCAGTATCTCAGCCAAGCCAGCGAAGGCTAGGGTTTTCTGCTCGTATTCATCCTCAATGTCCATGACCAATGCGTTCTGATAGTTCTTTATTTTAGCTGCGAGGGAAACCCGTGTTGCTGTTTTTTGTGCTCCGTCTCTTGTAGCGATTGCACTGTTAAAGCCGGAAATGCGGAACACGTCTAGCTTAGCCTCATCCAGACATTCGTAGGTGATATTTTGATGTTTCAAATATTGATTGTATGACCGGATCATTTTTTCGAGCTCTGATACTCCCCATCCACCAAACTGACCTCGTATTAATGAGGGTGCATCCTTATTCTTTAGCTTGATTACGTTGTCCTTGTGGATTGTATGGCCATAGTAGTTGTATGGACAATCCAAGGTATCCTCGGATTTTAGTTGGTCAAGTAGCGACATGCCTGAAGGTGAATACGATAGCTCCCATCTATCTGCTGCGTAAAATTCAACTGGTGTTGTTTCTTTGATTGAATTGATGTTAAGCGGTTTTGTGAGATCTTGTCCTGCGTTTATGAGGATACCTGATCCACCATATAGCCTCGCCCATTTCAATGCTTGGGAATATGTCTCAAGGATTTGCTCCCGGGATAAATATGAATCGAGCTCGTTAATGTCGTCTGAGGATAGTTCAGGACATTTGATTATGATCCCACCACGGAAAGCATCATCAATTGGCTGATCGATCACAACTTGAATAATGCCATGCTCAATGTATGTCTGAGACAATAGAGCTCTGTTCAACGTGATTGAATGGAACCTATTATTAAAACTTAAAGCATCGGTTTGGCTTAAGTTAGCACCAAGCGATTGCGTAAAATCCATCATGCTGTTGCCGTGTAGATCATCATTCATATTTCTCCCCTTTTTAAACTTATATATTGTATTATATCACACCATCATCGTATATAGATTTCTTGTGTTTTATTAAAGAATCTATACTATAGCGCACTGCGTCAATTATGTGGTTGTAGTCATCAATTACAATCGGCAAAATCTCATTTGTGCGCTTGTCTATTTTGAAAGAATACCTTTTAAATTCTTCAATAGCATGTACACATGATGGATGAATAACAATCTTTTCGAAACCCTTTAGATATTCCACACCCTCCGTGACGGATTCAGCCCATTTTTTAGCGCCTTCAATATTCCATCCCTCATTCTTGAGGTAGCTTATTGTCTCTGGCCTCGCACAATCTGCTTTGATTTTGTAATGCTTCCCAGCGATAGCCTTCTTAATCAGCTTCCCAAGGTCATTTATCTCAATATGATGTCCGTATGCTTCAGCATCAATATAAAGCCTACGATCCCTTATAAAACACCGCACCACTGTACTTGGATCATTAGCGAAACCAAAATCCATCCCATGATAAAATGCTTCGATGTCTTCTGAGCTAAATTCCTCGACAACAAAATTTCCTTTGAAAACCTGTGCGTCCGAGACTGTTCTTAGTTCTCCTTCCCAAACATGCAGATACTTTTCATAATCCGTTGCCTTAAGATGCTCCATTTCCTTTTTGAGCACTTCGGGAAAATAAGGGTTATCACTGTAGTTCACTTTCTTGATGACCATGTCCGGCTGACCCGTGACCACATACATTTGATAAGCGGGATCGTCTTCGTGTGTCGGGTTAAATGTGACTATTATTTTACTGTTTGGTTTGCGGATTGTTGGTATCAGGGTATCCCAAGAATTTTGAGATACTTTGTCAGCTTCTTCGATCCAACAAATATCAATTCCCTCGGTAGATTTTACCGATTCAATGTTATGGGCAAGGCCCTTGAAGATAAACACGCTATCGTTACATGAGCATTCGATTGTTGCGTTTTTTATGTAGAACCACTGTTCTAAGTGATACTCGTAGATGATCCCCTTGAGTAGAGAGTAAACTGATTCTAAGATTGAATTTTGGAGCTCCCTTGCACACAGTATTTTTGTGGTCTTACTTAGAGCCTTACAGATGAGATATCGAGCTATGCTATGGCTATTATGTAACACTGTGCCATCTTCAAGCAAAAATAAGTGATCCCCATCTAACTCAAATCCGACATACTTACCACAGCCCAAAGATTCTATTTCAAGATTTGTTTTTAAATAATCTTTGTTTGGTGTTGATATTGCCCCTTCTATTCTTCTTTTTATCCTGAATGGTATTC